CTGATATACTGGTGCTAATGGTTCAAACGCAATAACATGATTAAACTTTTTTGTTAATGGCCTGGCCCAAAGTCCTACATTGGCTCCTACATCAACCGCAATATAAAAATCTTTTACATACTTGTATGCTTCGTCTCTGGTGTCGTCTTGATATTCGGCAGGTCCGCCATTTTTAATACGCTTGGCAATTAATCGCTCAAAATGATTGTCAGATTCTGGCATCCAAAAGTCGTAAACCTGTTTCATTTATACCCTACTACTCTACTATCGATCATTGGTTTTCTAGTTTTAGGATGAATAGGTTCTTGTATTTCTGCACGTGAAAATCCTACCTCAAGTTTTAAAACTTTCATACTTTCTTCACTGTATCCCCATTTATGCAACATAGCAAGGTCTTGGTATTTTGAAATATTTCCAAATATTCCTGCTACTCCATGCTTTAATCTGTTACGATCTTTGGTATACATCATTTCGGGATTTTTTACTAAGAATGTAGCACACTTTAAAAGGTCAGGCCATTCGGTTGCAACAAAACCACCTGGTTTTAAAATACGCAACCATTCTTTCATCATAGGCTCAACATCAGTAGGAATGATATGTTCTATAACATGACTGGTAAAAATTTCATCAACACAGTTATCAGGAAGAGGATATGGGTCAGTTATATTAAAATGGATAATTCCAGGTTGTTCGCCTATATAATCGCCTTCGACATTTATCCAATCTTCCCAAATATTAGGGCCGCAACCTAAATGCAATTTTACAGGTAAGTTAGTTTTTATTTTTTCATTTACTATATCGATTAGATGATGTGCAATAAATCCAGTACCACCTGTGTCAAGAACTGTTTTACTCATTTTTTATATCCTTATATATTTCTATTAATTGTTGCATTACCACTTCAGGAGATGCATTATTTTTTATCCATTGTTGACCTAAAGAGATTTTTTCTTCTACTAAGGATTGATTATTTTTGTAAAAATTAATACCATCTACAACATTACCTAGCCAGCAAAAATCAGCAAGAGGTTTGTAACTAGGCAATTCGCTTGATATAACCCAACATCCTGACGCTATGCCATCTACAAGCCTGTTATGACTTTTGGTAAATGTTCTATCGCCTTTTTTATTAATTACTCTATCAACTGGTATGACTATAATATCACACCAGTCCATGGCCTCTTCTTGAACATCATATGTCCATTCAACAAAATCTATATTTTGTAAATCAAAATATACATCAGTTTTTGTATGCCATCTTTTTAGAGCTTTTCCGTAAAACTTTTGAGAACTATTTGTAACTATTTTAAACTGATAATTAATTTTATTTTTTTGCAAATCATTGATAGTTTTTTGCCAAGGCATATATCCAATACTGCTTTTTCCTCCATACCATAATAATTTCAACGGTTTGCTTGAAAAAGATGTTTTTGGTGGTTTGATTGATCTTTCTACACAATCTGCATAATGGTAACTATCTTTAGAAGTAAAATCTTTGATAATTTTTTGCATAGCAGGAGTATTAGCAGTAATAAAATCTGCACTTTCGCAGTAATCTTTGTAAACTTGTTCAGTTTCAAATTTGTTATCACAAAGATCAAAACCTACTGTACAGCCACATTTTTTTAATTTTTTTAAATTTATAATATCGCTATCTTTAGAAAAAATTACAATATCTTTTTCAAAGTTTATTTTATCTGCTGTGTTTGGGCCTACAATATCAAAATCTTGATTTACTTGTTTTGCATAGTCAACGATAAGTTTTGCTCTAATACGATGACTAGCTCTACTATCTCTATAAATATCAAACCAAAACTTTATCATTATTGCAACCTCCTATAACGTAGCGTCTTCCATTCCTGCTACTCTCAGATTTAAATGTATTGCCATTCTTTCCAACGTTCTTTGTCGCTTTTGCATCTTTGTCTAATAGTATAATCAGAAACATTAAAATAATTAGATGCTGTTGTCACTGTTTCAAATATACCTTCTGGTGTATTTATTTGTTTAGCATTGGGGTGATTTCCGCCTTTTAAAGAATTTTTTCGTCTTTGTTCTGCACCGTCTTTACCGAATATTTCCTCCCAGGTTCTGCCTTTTTTAGCAAGACTCATTTTTTCTCTCTGTTCAGAAGAAACAGTTCTGCCTTTTAATTTATTTCTAATTTTATTAATTCTTTCTTGAGAGTATTTCATTCCTATTTGATGAGAATTTCCTGTTTGGCTTCTTTTTTCTGCCATCTTAGCAATTCTTTCATCGGTCTCTTTAGTTAACCCTGTTTGCCAAGATTGATATGTTTTGGATTTTCCTTTTAAAGAATTAGAAATCTTTTGTTTGTGATCTTCAGTAAACACTCTAGTTTTGCCTTTTTGAGACGGAGGCTGGGAGTGTATCGTTATATTTGTTAATATTCCATTTGGTTCTTTTCCGATACGACCTAACTCTAAAATAAGTTCTTCTTCTAATTTGTAGGCTGTTTCTTCGTCTAAATTTTTTAAAAAAATATCTACGATAGGAGATAACTCGCAAGAAAAAATTTCATTTATTATTTTATCCTTGCGAGGATTACAAGTTTTAGAACTATTTTTTAAGTGTTTAAACGCACGAGCATCTTTACCTTTACCCACGTAGAATGGCATATTAGTTCTAGGATCTACGAGTTTATAAACATAATAATTATTCATGATAAATACCTTTTGTCTAGTGTATTTATCAAACCGAGGCATCTTCCATTCCTGCACACCGCAGTTTAATTACATTATTGATAGAGAAACCCTTTGAGTCAAGTGCTTTGAGAACACCTAACCATTTGTTACGCATCAGCGCAAACTCGTTGATGATCTTTTCGTAGTCAACTACATCTGCTTCACCGTCTACATATTTTTCAACGTCACGACTGCTCAGTGCTCGTTGATAATTCTCAAGATATTTTTTAAAGAACGAACTGCGTAGTCTGCGCAGTTCTATGTTGAGGTATTCTAGTATTGCTTCAATTTCTTGTAGTTGATTAAATCTTTGTTCAACTAGGCCTGGCATTTCTGCTGCGGCTCGTTCAATACTACCTTTTATTTTAACTTCTAGACGAGCTGTTGCCAGCTCGTCTTCGAAGTATTGTATTGCTTCGGGAATACGTGAAATATCTCTCGATACTTCTGAATACCATCCCATTACTCGTCCCAATCCTCGTCATCATCACTGTCAGTATCTATGTCTAGATAATAACCGATTGCTGAGTCAAGATCAGCGTCGACGCCAAGCACTTCCTTAAACACTTGATCGTCTACTCCGTAGTCAGCCAGCATGTCTACAAACTTTTCTGCTACTATCTCAACCTGTTTCTTGTCGACATACTCTTTAAACAGTGTCCACACATCACCAATTTGCTGTTCATTCATCAGCAGTAAACTCCTCGTTATGATCATCATCCACAGCATCATTCTTTGCTGCTTCTTGGATATTTACCAGTTGTTTTTCTTTTAGTGGTAAATCAGCCATGGCCATTTCGAGTAGATCACCTGTCCAACGCTTGCGGAATTCGATAGTTTCTTCTCCAGCACTGGAAACATACTTGTAACGATTTCCTACCTTTTCAAACAGGCCTTTGCCTTCAAACAGATCAAATAATCCGCTATAGGGATCCATGCCTGTAGAATAAGGAATCTCCACCTGTACACCTTCAAACGGTTTAGCATAGCGTGTCTTCATTACTTTACATGCTGCTCTAATGCCGTGTACTTGGCTAGTCTTGTTACCGTCAGCATCTGTTTTAAGTTTTAGCTTCTTCATAGCCACAACCATACTGGACGCATACACAAAGCCTGAACCACCTGAGATTTTGTCATCTGGATCAAACATATCTTGGCTTGCGTAGGTATGGTTAGTTACACACATGCCCACGTTGTATGAACCAAACATGTTAACACAGTTGGTAACCAGTGCTTTGAGTGCTTTGGCTTTGCGTCCAAAGTCACCTTTCATGTCACCTGATTCAAACTGATTTACTTCAGTAGGACTCATCAACATGCCCAGGCTGTCAACCACAAACAGCACTTTGGGACGGTCTGCTTCTGCCATTGAACGATAGTCGTCCATGAACGTTGAGATAGTTTTAGCAACGTCGTCGATCATTGCCATGTTTAGTTTTAGTAGTTTTTCAGGTGAAGTATCTACTTTCAGTGCCTGCAACCAACTTTCGTCAAGTGCATTTTCACTGTCGATCAGCACTACAAAGATGTCTTGTTCTTGTGCGTGTTTTACAATGTTACCACTGACGATGTATGATTTGCCTGCGCCTGATTCGCCTGCGAACACTGATACTTTACCAAGCGGAATACCTTTACGGAAGTCACCGCTGAGTAGATAGTTTAGAGCATAGTTGCCAGTTGAGATCCAGTCTGTGGGATCGTGAAAGCCAGCACTCATGCCTTTGATAGATTTAGTTAAACTGTTTCGAAATTTTGAAGGATCGAATACTTTAGTAGCCATGTATATCTCCTAGATTAAAAGCCAAAGTAAAAGAAAGGGCCGAAGCCCTTTCTATTATGAATTCTGACGTGCGCGAATCATAGCAAGAATATCTTGCGCACCGCCAGTTGCTGCTGGGGCTTCTGCCTTTGGTGCTGCCTGAGGAGCAGGAGCAGCCGACTGTTCTACCTCCTCATTTGACTTAAAAGGGATATCGTCATCCTCGATACGCTTTGCTGGAGCGCTCTGACTAGTAGCAGTAGCCTGTGGGCTTGCTGTTTTAGTCGGATCGCCTGTGCGAGCTGCCATGCCTGCTGGACGGAAGTATTGTCCCCAACGATCTGCGTCATATGCTTCACCATCTACTGATGCTTCAAACATTTCTGTCAGAACCTTAATTTCAACGTCAGTGGGCTTCTTAGGAAGAAAGTCACTGAGGTTAAACAGGCCATGCTCATTAACAGCCTTCATTTCCGCATCACTTAGTGGACGCTCACGACGTGCCCAGTTTGATGCGCCATAGTCTGCGTATCCACCTTTTGATCCTTTTGACAGACGGAAGTCAACACCTGCTGTATAATCAGTAGGCAGTTCTTCCATGTCTGGATCCATAAGTGCTGCTTTGATAAGCTGGAAGATTTGTGGGCCAATGATAAATCTACGAATAGGATTTTCTGGCTGTGTTTCTTCCTTGAGTGGATTTTCTGGAACAAATCCTTGGAAAATATAACTACGCTTTTTCCAATATTTACGACCCATTTCCTCAAGACTTGCGTCTTTGAACCAACCACGTACTTCTGCTAGAATCGCACATGATTCTCCGTACATTTCCATACATGGAACCTGTACCTGTACTGGACGACTATCAGTCTCGCCTTTGACGCCTGCGAAAGGCAGTTTGATCATTGCTCTTTCTGACCAGAAGAATGTGTTGTCAGGGTTGCCATCAGGAAGGAATCGCAGCGTTGCTTGCTCGCCTTCTTTCATATTCCAAAATGCGTAGATTGCGTTGTCGCCGCCGCCTGTAGAACCACCTGATGTGCGTGTTTCTTGTTCCTTGAGCTTTGCTCGGATTTCTGCTAAACTTGCCATAGTGTTGCCTCCTATTATAATGCCTATGTGCTTTTGTGCCTAATTGTGTGTAGCACTATTACATACTACACGAAGTTATTTATCCTGTCAAGCGAAAAGATAAATTTTTTCAAACAGTTAGCGGATCAAAGACCCGCTAACCTTGAGATGTGACCTAGTTCGTAATTGTCTTCTTGAATGTCTGGCTCTCTATAACCAAAACGTTCTGCTACGAGATTGTTTATCTGTTCTATAAACGCCTTTGCGGGTTCTATGAACTCTTCGCCGTAGTCCTTTTCAATCATAGTTAATACTGCGGTTTCGCCTTTGGGGAACTGACCTGACTGTCTGTCAAAATAACTTAGAATGAACTCGCTTAATGGTGTCTTCTGTTCTTTTTCTAGTGTGATCTCATCGCCGTCTGGACCTTGGACTTTGTCGCCTTTTTTCTTGCCGTTCATCTTAGCTTGACGAACAGCGTTTGCAAATGCATTGCCTTCATCTGTGTCGTCTTCGCCGAACTGACCCATCATTAAGTCAATAGGATATGAGCTATTGGGATTAGAATTGCTACCTGTACCGCCAACCCAATAATCCATTATATCAATTCCAGCATCTTTAAATATAGATAAAAGTATGCTTTTATCAGTTGCACTAAGATCTTTAATTGGTTGAGTATCTTGGTGTTTAATCAGTCTAACGATTGCATCAATTATTTCATGCGCCGGCTTTTGCGCGGATATTTCTCTATTTAATTTTTTAATTACAGCATTTAATTTAGTAGTTGGAGTTTCTTCTACGTCACCTTCACTTTCTTTTTTTGGTTTCTTACGGCAGGAGCCTTTTTCACCTCTTGTTGTGCCAGGTACTCTTTCGAATCCCTTCCAGCACTTGTCATATATCTCGTCGTTGCCGTGACGTTCGCCTTCTTCGATTTCTTCTCCAGTCATACCTAGTGTGTGCCAACTTGGGTTGCCACAGTCTTCACATACTGAATCTGAAAACTGTCCCATAGTGTTTTCAAAAGCCTGCTCTAGTTCAATTTCTTCTTGTGTCTTTTTGTTCTTTGCTGCTTTGCTGTACTTGTCTTTCAAACGGCCTAACTCTTCTTGCGAGGCGCCGTCACGTCCTGCGGCAGCGGCCTTTATCATATATTCTTCGCCGTGCTTTTTTACACCTGTGTAATACTGTAGACCCGACTCGTCTAGATCATCTGGACCCAGTGACTTGGCCTTGGTGCCTTCTTTTACTAGATTGTAGATATAAGGAAATACATCTGCTAGTTCTTCGTTGAACTGTTTGATGGTTAATTCGTCAATCCAATTTTCTGACACATCGCTGGGCACGTCTTCCATTACAGGCTTTTCGAAACTGCCAAACGCCTCAGCGTAGTATGCTGGCTTTTGAAGATTTTCAATTGTTTTCTTTACTGTGCTAATACGCTCTTTGACGATGTCCATATACCCAGATAGGCTTTCTGCCATCACAGCACTGCGTCCCATGTATGTCTTGAACTTGCGCAGTTTCGCCATTTCTTCTGATAGACCAGTGATGTGTCCGCCGAAATCATCGTATGGTTTGCCGCCTTCACTTACGTGACGTGCCATTGCTCTAGCACCACTTAGATGTTTATACGGATAACGAAACCTTTCGCCGTCGCCGCTTTCAATATAGATAGTGCCTATCTTTTGTGTGCGTCCGCCAGCGTTTTCAGCATTGATGCTTTCTGTATGTTTGATAACTAATCTCGAATTGTCAAACTTTTGATAGCTTATACGTGATGAGCCATATAATCTTGATTCTGTCATTTTGCCGTCCTCGGAACGATTTGCTAAAAATTGATAATCTCTTTTGTTGAGATTTGATTTGTTGATGTCTCTAACACTGAAATCCATCATACGCTTTTTACTAAAGACTCTGAGTTCTTTTAAAAAATTGTACCATTCGCCCTGTGTTGATTCGTCTTCGTTTTGAATAAAATCTTTTGAGTAGATAACAGTTAACCCGTCATCCTCTGATACACTAACACTGACCTTGCCCAGTGTTCTCTCACCAGTTTTGTAATCAAAATCGAAAAATCGAGCTGTGTTTGGCTCGTTGGTAACATTACCTTCAGCATCACCTATAGTAACACTGGGAAAGCGTCCACGTATCTTGTTGAAGAGGTCTTCACCTATTTTATCAAACTCTGCCATATTGTATTTATTAATATCCTGTGCTTATAAAGATTGGCATGGGCGGCTCATAATTGTCATCATGATCAGCCTGTGTAAACGTGTTGTAGACTCTTGGGTCCCAATCTTTTAATACTGTCATCATTCTTAAGATCAATAGTGTAGCACTTACTAAGTCATCGCCCATGCCCGTTTTGGCTTGGAAGCTGCTGCCTGTTGCTACATATCCTTTGAGTTCTGATATAAGAGGCTTTGAACGTATCAACATCTTATCATTTTCTATCATGGTCTTTAGTCGACTACAGGCAGTGATTTTCGAACTGTGTGTAGTATTAAATCCTTTACGGAATTTACGAACATGTCCTTTGCGTATGGGCTCACTGATAAACAATCCTGGAATGTTTTCTTCGCTAAAGTCGTTTATAACAATCAGGGCGGCCTCGCCTATACCATTGTTCTCCACGCTCCAATAAATTCCGTTAGGGTTGCCGGTTTCGTCTGCGATATATTTACAGATATCTGCCATAACTCTGATCTGGCCAGGGATAGCTGTGGTGTTGTGTTGCCATTCAGCCACCTGTTCATATGAGGGCAATTCAAATACCTGTATAGCAGCATGGTCGCCGCCGGTGCCCATACTAGGGTCCAGTGCTACACAATAGGTATACTGGCTGGTTGGCTTTTTATACCAACGAGTTTGCCCCATGTTGATCTGTGGAATAGCACCTTCCATTACAGCTAATTTAAGACTGCTGATCAGCGTTTCGTCAAATACCAGGAATTCGCAGTTCGAACTTAATATACGATTTGTAAAATATTTGTGTCCATTTGCTACTTCTATTAGATCGTAAACAGGTTCGCTATATCCTAGTTCAACTTTATTAATTAGTGCTATATTGCCTTCGGTAGTAATTACTGTATCGCCTATCTCTATTTCACATGCTTCTTTGTGGTGTTCTAGTGTTGTATAAAATTTGTGATCATATGTGCATTCAACAACCGCGCCTCTTTCAAACTCCATTCTTAACAACGGTTGTATTCCCATCATTGCTACACCGGCAAAATCTTGAAATCCACTTGGTGTTAACACTTTATAGTTTGATACGTTTTCTTTAAAAATCTGCGTCATCTTTTAATACCTTATAAGTGTATTTATTTTCAAATATCCATACTTCATAGTTATATCCTTTATCTATCACTACTTGTCGTTTTTTGAGATTATTCAACAATCTTGAACTATACTTTTCTGCCCCGTATCCATCCCACCACCATTGGCTTTTTACTTCGATAATTCTGTGTTCTTTAGAGATGTATATGTCTGGATAATATTTTGTATTATGCATGTTTGTGTTCATGTATTCAAATATTTCTATAGCATAGGTTGAATAGTCGTCGTGTACTACAACTTCGTGTTCTTGATAATTCATTTCTCCAAATAGTATATCCAATGCAAATGGTTCGTGTCCTCTAACTCCAATAGTTGTTCCGCTTGGCAATGTATATTCCTTAATAGATCTGTTGCCTTTGTTAACCTTATTAGGAGTTGATTTTGTCAACAATACGTTTTCAACTCCGTATCTTTCCAAGTTAGTTTTTCTTCGTTGTGCGTTACTTTTATTCTTTTGGTCAACAGACCGACTGATTCTACTTAGACTAGCCTGCCGACTGTTGTTATACTTTTCGTTGTCGTACTTTTCAAGTTTAGTTTTTTTTGATTTCGTTTTTTGACTATCAAGGGTAGACCCCCAGTCAACTCCGTATTTTTCATTAAAGGTTTGTCTTGCTTTTTTAACCTGCTGTGTTTTTTGCTCGTCTGTGCGATTGGCTGCTGCACGTTGTTTGTTTAGTCGATCTTGTTGACGCTGTGTTGTCGTCCAGTTTTGTTTTGTATTAGATATGTTTTTGCCTCTGCATTCGGGCGAGCCGCAACTGTTTGCATAAGATTCAGTTTTTTGATAAAATGCCAATCTTTGGCCGCAAGCACATCTGGGGCTAGTGTTTGTTACATATGTTTCATAATAATCTTGATAAGTTAACTCATACTTTCTCAAATGACGTGTAAATTGTCCATTTGTTTTGCAATATTAATTGTTGTCGATTTTTGACAATATGTATGTTGCACTCACAGTATTCTCCGCTAAATTAATGTTGTGCAATTATTTATCTAGCATATTAAATAACTCACCGATTGTGATTTCAAATTCTTTTCCAAATTCGTCTTGCAAAGTTATCATAGTATTGCGTGTCACACACCCGTATTCTCTGCGGAATTTTTCTTCGCCGATACGTCCAACTTCATCTGATTTCCATTTTTCATCTCTGTCAGGGTGCTCATCCCAACTGGCTCTAAACGCATGGAACCCGTTTACACCTAGTTCTGATTCGTTTCCGTATTCATCAAACTTATTTTCAGCCTGCTTCCAAATAGTAGCAAAAGTATCTTCGTCACTGTTGGGCGTTGAAGTAATAATAGCTCTACCACCTGTTGCTAGTGTAGGTGATATTGATGTCCAGAATTCTTCAGCAATGTTTGGTTGTACGAACGCAAATTCGTCACATTGATGTGAGTTAATTTGGTTTGCTATTATTACATGATTCTCGGCATTAAAAATTTCATATGTATGCTCTAATACTAAATCTTCAAGTTTGATTATTTTTTTAATAGTATTATAGGAATCTAATACATCTCC